AAGGTGCGACGGTGCCGATGGGATCGCAAATGGGTGACAATTCGGATGCCTAGCGAAAGAAGCGAAATAATGATACATTCGCTCCAAATTAAGGAGGCCGACATGGCTGATCGTGAAATTCGGGCGCGACTTGAAAACGCTGAAATCCGTGCCGAAGATGGCGAAATCCGCGTTTCCGGCTATGCGGCGATCTTTGGAGAAGAAACCAACATCGGCGGCATGTTCACCGAGGTGATTGAGCGTGGCGCATTCAAGAATGCCATCGCCCGCCAAGATGACGTTGTGTTCCTGATCAATCACGATGGTCTGCCTCTGGCCCGCACCCGCTCCGGCACGCTGACGCTGACCGAGGACGAGCGCGGCCTTTACATGGAAGCATCGCTTGATGGCGAAGACCCAGATGTCCGCTCCATCGTTCCGAAGATGAAGCGTGGCGATCTAGACAAGATGTCTTTCGCATTCATTCCTGAGCGTCAGGCATGGGATGATAGCGGCAAGATGCCGAAGCGCATGATCCAAGATGTGCGTCTTTACGATGTGAGCATCGTGACAACGCCTGCATACGATGGAACCGAGATTGGCTTGCGGTCGCTTGAACAGCATCGTGAAGCGCAAAAGAAAAACCAAGCAGCACGCCGTCTTCGGATGAAAGGTCGCTTGTAAGAATAGCAGCGGCTCCCGCTGTTGTTGCCCGTCCGCGCCTTGGGCAAGCGCATATGACCCAAAGGAGGCCATGATGGCTGACGTAAAGGAACTGCGGGAGAAGATGGCGCGTATCGCCACTGAGGCCCGTGCTAAACTCGCTGAAGTTCAAGACAACACTCCCGAAGAGCGTGCCGCTGAAATCGAGCGCGAATTCGACGCAATGATGGCTGACCACGACAAGCTGGCAGCACGCGCAGAGCGTATGGAAAAAGCTGAAAAGGCTCTCCGCGCTGGCAAGGAAGTTGATCTCGAAAAGCGCCCGACCTTCGAGCAGCGTTCCGCTCCGGCTGTCGATGCTGGCCTCGTGATGGACTACCGCGCAGCATTCGCTGAGATGATCGCTCAGGGCGGCGACGGCTACGTTGACCAAGAAGTTCGCAATGTTCTCCGCGAGCATCGCGCACAGGTCAGCGGCACCAACTCCGCTGGCGGTTACACCGTGCCGACCGAACTGGCGTCGTTCATCGAAAAGGCCATGATCGCAACTGGCCCGATGTATGACTCGGCTCTGTTCACTGTCATCAATTCGACCGATGGCCGCACGTTCAACATCCCGACCGTTGACGACACCACGGTTGCTGCTGTTGCACACACCGAAGGTGGCGCAGTCACCGACGATGGCGGTTCGGACGTGACCTTCGGCCAGAAGTCGCTTGGCGCATACGCATTCGACACCGAGTGGGTGCGCTGGTCCGCAGAACTCAATGCTGACTCGATCCTCAACATGGAGTCGCTCCTTGGCGAACTCCTTGGCGAACGTCTTGGCCGCATTGCGAACTCCAAGCTGACCACTGGCTCGGGTTCCTCGGATGTTGAAGGCATCGTGACCAACTCGACCGCTGGCAAGACCGCAGCAGCAACTGCCGCTGTCACCGCTGACGAGATCATCGACCTGATCCACTCCGTCGATCCGGCCTACCGCAACTCGCCGCGCACTGCCATCATGATGAATGACAGCACGCTCGCGGCTGTTCGCAAGCTGAAGGACGGCAACGGCAACTACCTCTGGCAGATGGGCAACTATCAGGCAGGCATCCCGCAGAACATTCTCGGCTACAACGTGGTCGTGAACCAAGCGATGGACTCGCTCGCAGCCGCCAAGAAGGTCATGCTGTTCGGTGACATGTCGAAGTTCTACGTTCGCAAGGTTGGCGCTCCGTCGCTCTACGTTGCACGTGAACGTTTTGCTCCCGACTACGGCATCCTCGGCTACATCCGCTTCGACGGTGTGCTGACCAACACCGCAGCGATCAAGCACCTGATCACCGCCGCATCGTAAGATCGGTTTCTAGGGCAGCGGGGAAACTCGCTGCCTCACTAAACCGAAGGAGGCCAACATGCCTAAGATTAAACTTCTCACTTCGATGGCTGGCATCGACTTCTCGCACAACGCTGGCGACATCATCGACTGCAACGATGCAGAGGCGAAGCGCTACGTTGACGCTGGCATCGCTGAAGCTGTCGGCGCGGCTGAACCGAAGGTCGAAAAGGCCACGGCGAAGCGCAAGGTGGAAACCGCAACGAAAGCTGACTGATCATGGTGCAGCCGCTCCTTAGCCAACAGGCACTTGAACTTGTGACGGCACCTGCCGCCACACCGATCACCTTGGCCGAGGTGAAGGAGCAGCTTCGCATTGAGCATTCGGACGATGACGCGCTGATCACTCGCTTGATTGCGGTGGCGGTGGCCTACACCGATGCACAAGCCGCGCTCGGCCATGCCATGATCACGCAAAAGTGGGCGCAATGGCTCGGCGCAAATCCGGCGCAGTCTGTCGAATTGGCTCTTGGTCCGGTGCAATCTGTGACGGCGGTGAAGTATTACGACACGGCCAACACTCTGCAAACCGACACGCTGTCGAATTATGAGATCGTCGGCACCGAGTTTGCAAAATCTGTGGGTCCGAAGGCTGGCTTCAACTGGCCGACTACATATGATCGCCCAGACGCGATCCGCATCGAATACGAAGTCGGCTACGGTGACGCGGCTTCTGATGTGCCGCAGACGATCCGGCACGCTCTGATGCTGCTTGTCGGCCATTGGTATGACAACCGTGAGCAATCCGGCATGGATGAACTCAGCAACATTCCATTCGGCTTTGATGCGCTGATCGGAATGCATCGGCGGGTGTGGTATGGTTAAGGCTGGCCTCTACCGCGAGCGTGCCGTTTTCCAGCGTCTCTCTGAGGGCGCGGTTGATGGCTACGGCAACGTCTACACGGGCTGGGCATCGCTTGCCACTCGCTGGGCCGATATGCGCGAGCGCACGGGCAAGGAGCGCATCTCAGGCGGCGCTCTTGCTGACGTAGGCGGCGCTACGCTGCGGGTGCGTTCTGACAGCACGACGCAGGCGATCACCGCTGCTGACCGCGTTGTCATTCGTGGCTACACTTGGGCGATCAAGGACGTGATCCAGATCGACGCCAAGGATACGGTTCTGGAATTCCTGCTTGAGCGCGGGGTGGCGTCATGAAGATCACTGGCGTGAAGCGTCTACTTCAGCAGCTTGATAACCTGCCAGAGACGACGAAAGTGGCGCTTGTGAAGTCGATTGACCGCACGGTGAAACTTGGCGTCACGAAGGCAAAGGCCGTTGCGCCTGTTCTTGAAGGTGACTTCAAGCGCGGCATCAATGGCAACACGCTGCAAAAGCCTGACCGCATCACGGGCTTCATAAATTTCTATGATGGCACCGCCGACAACGGGCTGGCAGCGAATGCGATCAACTATGGCTGGACGGAGGCTGGTGCTGGCACTGGTCATCCGGCTGACACGCGCAAGCATACGATGATGCTGATCGGAGACCGCCATAAGCGCGCGGTGAGCCGCCAGATCAAGAAGGCAATCAAGGAGGCACTCAATGGCTGACGGGTTTCTTCTTGCGCTGCAAAAGGGCATCAGAGCGGCACTGGTGGCCGACGCTGGCGTGTCTGCACTCATTAGCACGCGGCTTTACGATGAGCCGCCGCAAAACGTGACATTCCCATATGCACGCTTCGGCGGGATTGAGCCGCTGGCGTTTGACACCGACACGGCTGAAGGCGCGCTGGTGTCATTCACCGTTGAGGCTTACAGCCGCTCGGCATCCGGTCGCGTGGAAGCGGCGCAGATCGCAGAGGCCATCAAGGCGGCTCTGCATCGGCAGGAGGCCAGCGTCACGGTGACTGGCTACACGCTGGTCGAATTGATTTTCGAGACATATTCTGTCACAAGAGATGGCGAAGGTCGTGGCTACACGGCACTCGTTTCGCTTCAGGCGATGCTTGAAGCCGCCTAAACCCCGCGCGTGGCGAGCGCATGAACAAGGAGGCCGATCATGGCTAAACAACTGGGACGCGCCCTTCTCGTGAAAATCGGGGACGGCGAAGCATCTGAGGCATTCTCGAACCTTTGCGGCCTGAATTCCAAGTCGCTGACCATCAACAACTCGTCCATCGACGTGACGACGCCGGACTGCACGACGCCCGCTGGCGCGCTGTGGACCGAGACGCTGAACGGCCTGAAGAATGTTTCCGTCTCTGGCGACGGCTACTTCGAGGACAGCACAGCAGAAGCCCGCATGAACACGGTGGCGATGAGTGCAGACAACTCCTGCAATTTCCAGATCGTGGTTCCTGACTTCGGCACCTACGCTGGCGCATTCCGCATTGCTTCGCTGGAATTCGGCGGTGAGACCGAGGGTGGCGTCACCTATTCGATCTCGCTCGAAAGCACTGGCGCAGTCACATTCACGGCTGCTTGATGACGATCACGGCTGAAGCGCCGCGTGGAGGTGTCGTCGAGTATCTCGGCGGCACCTCTTACACGTTCATTCTCCGCAATCGTGAGATTGAGCGGTTCGAAGATAAGCATCGCGGCATCTTTGAACTGTGGGAAGGCTTCTTTGGGGACGGCAAGAAGCCGACCAGCCGCGAGGTGCGCGACATTCTTGCGCTCGGTCTGGTTGGCGGCGGCAAGAAAGATCACGAAGCCGATGGCATTGTGAACGCCTGCACGCCTGCCGATCTGATGCGGCTCTATGCCATTGCTCAGGCAGTGGTCGGCATTGCCTTCATGCCGGACGCTATGGAGACTGTATCAAAAAAAAAGAGCAACGAGGACCACAGCCCAAGCGGCTTAACATCCGAGGGCTAATCAAGAGCGGCATCGTCGCAGGCTTAAAACCCGAAGAAATTCGTGATATGTTGCCGAAAGATGTTTGGCTTGTGTTTGAGGGCTGGTCTGCTGCACACTCGCCAAAGAAGGCCGGATCGGAGGCGATGAGCGCCGAAGACTACCGAAAACTTGTGGAGCGCGTCGATGGCATTCAACGCTGAACAACTGAACATCGTTCTATCGGCGCAAACGAAAGACCTGCGGCGCGAACTTGCAAACGCCGAAAAGCGCATCAAGAACTTTGAGGCCAAGAGCAAAAAGAGCCTTGGCGGGGTGTCTTTGCAATTTGATGCACTTAGCTCAGTTGCGAAACGGTTTGCACCTGCAATTGCGGCAGCTTTTTCGGCAAAAGCGTTTATGGGCGCACTGGATGCTGCAACTGAACTTGAAAACTTGGCTCGCATAGCTGGAGTCGGCGTTGAACGGTTCCAAGTTTTGGCTCTAACTGCACAACAGTTTGGAATTGGTCAGGAGAAGCTGTCTGACATTCTCAAGGATGTGAACGACAAGTTTGGGGATTATGTCCAGACGGGCGCTGGCCCTTTGGCCGACTTCTTCGAGAACATCGCACCTAAGGTTGGTCTGACCGCTGCGGCATTCGCCAATTTGTCATCAGAAGAAAAAATGGGCGCATATGTAAATGCGCTTAATGCGGCAAATGTCAGCCAAGCTGAGATGACATTTTACATGGAGGCGATTGCCAGCGACAGCGTTGCTCTTGTGGCGGCATTTGATGAGAACGGCGCAGCTATTGCGCGCATGGAGGCGAAGGCAAAGGAACTCGGCCTTACCATTGATCGGGAAACTATTGCCAAAGCAAAAGAAGCCAAGGGCGAACTTAGTTTGATGGCCTCGATGCTTGACGTGCAGGTGACGCAGGCTTTGCTTTCCGTTGCCCCATTGGCAATTCAAGCGGCAGGTGCTATCGCGACGATAACTGCCGAGGTCGCCAAGTTCTTGTCAATGGGGGCTGGCCTCGCTGCGATGGCAAACAAGCCATTTGCTACAAAGGAAGAACTGCGCGCGCAGGCCTCAGAGATGAGTGACTTGCGAAAAGAATACACATCATGGCTTGAAGCCCAGTCTGGATATGATGCGGCGACTGATCCTTCCCAGAAGGCATCATGGGAGCGAAGGCTGGATGCTGCGCGGCAAACGTTGGACCTTGCCATTGAAGAGCGCAACGCAAAGCAGGCGGCAGAAGAAGCCGCGGTGTCTGGAATAAAAAATCTGAAAGCAGAGGCGGATGCGCTCAAAGAGACCGCACGCTTGCAGGGGATGACGGCAGAGGCCGCTGAAAGAGAGCGTATATCCAAGCAGCGTGCAGCGTATGAAGCCGCCATTTTAAACGACATTACCAACTCTGGACGCACTCTGACTGAAGAAACAAAATCCCAAGTCGCTCAACTTGGAGCCATGTGGGAGAGCGCCGCTGTTTCTGCATCAAAGGTTCTCAACCCACAGCAGAAGGAAGTGGCAGGTGCAAAGGCCGCGAATAAAATTAAGGAAGACTGGCTGACGTTGGCGTCATCACTGGATACGGCAAAGGATGCCGCGATTGAATATGAGAAAGCGCAAAAGACAGTAAATGCGGCGTTGAGCGCAGGGGTAATTACAAAACAAGAGGCATCCACCGCATTGGCGATGATTAAGGCGAATTATGATCAGGCCACTGGTGCAGCCATCGACTTCTCCGGCGTTGCCAGCGCGATTGAGACGGGTTTTGAAGATGCTTTCATGAGCCTGCTCGACGGAACTGAGAACGCCAAGGATGCCTTCCGCAGCATGGCGCGCCAGATCATTGCGGAACTTTACCGCGTGCTGGTGGTGCAGCGTCTTGTTGGCAGCTTCGGCACATCATCGACGGCTGGCAGCGGCATCCTTGGCGCACTCGGAAACGCCTTCCCAGCGCTCAAAGGCGCGGCATCCGGCAGCTATGTGCAGGCTGGGCAAGCGACAGTTGTTGGCGAGCATGGCCGCGAACTCTTCGTGCCGCCCGTCAATGGCCGCATCCTGAATGCCGCTCAGGCGCAGAACATGGCAAACGGCAACGGCGGCGGCGTGACCGTCAACCAGAACATCACCTTCGGCTCCGGCGTCAGCCGCGCTGAAATTCAGCAGATGCTACCGAAGATCGTCGAAACCACCAAGGCGGCTGTGTTCGACGCACAACGCCGCAGCGTCAGCGGGATGGGCTACTGATGGCAATTTCATATCCACTCACATTCCCGACGCATACAGGCATCAGAGGCGTCAGCCTGCGGGCCATCAACGCGGTCGCCTACGAGCGCAGCCCGTTCACCTTCGCGGGGCAGGCGCAGGCCAGCGCAGGCCAGATGTGGGCCGCTGATGTCACGCTGCCGCCGATGAAGTATGAGGACGCCGAGCGCTGGATCGCGTGGCTTGTCAGCCTGCGTGGGCAGTTCGGCACGTTCACGATGGGTGATCCGATGCGCTGCATCGCTCGCGGCACGGCTCGCGGCACCGACACGGTGACAGTCAACGGTGCAGGCCAGACGGGCCAAGACCTTGCCATCGACAGCGATCAAACGAGCGAACTCGGCTACCTGAAGGCTGGCGACTATATCCAGCTTGGCAGCGGGGCGTCCGCAACACTGCACAAGGTGTTGGTGGATGCCGACACAGATGCCAGCGGCAACGCCACGGTGACGCTCTGGCCGCATGTCCGCACCGCACCGTCGAATGGCGCAACGGTCACGGTTCAAAGCACTGTTGGCCGCTGGCGTCTGGCAGGCAACGAAACCGAATGGAGCGTCAACGAGGCGATGATCTACGGCATCAGCTTCAGCGCGATGGAGGCAGTATGAGCCGAAGCATCCCAGCAGGCATCCTGAGCGCACTGGCGCAGCAGTCAGTCGAGCCATTCTATGCTGTCGAGTTGAAGTTCACCAGCGGCGCTGTCCGCATGTGGACAGGATACGGCGACCGCACCATCGACGGCGAGACCTATGTTGGCACAGGGAACCTGCTGGAGATCAGCGGCATCGAGGAGGTCGCAGATTTATCCGCTAAGGGCATCACTCTGCGTCTGAGCGGTGTCATCAGCGAATTGGTCAGCTTGGCACTACAGGAGCCATATCAGGGGCGTGAGGCGCGCATCCTGTTCGGCGTTGTCGGCGTGAATGATTACGTCGAAGTCTTCGCTGGCCTGATGGATGTGATGACCATTCAGGAGGACGGCACATCGGCTGTTATCGAACTTACCGTCGAGAGCAAGCTGGTGTCGTTGCA